CCGGCGTTGTTAAAGGCGTTTCTATCCCTTTCACATTTGCTCTTTCTGATGAAACGACAGCAATTGAAACAGGAACTGCTAAATTAACTTGGAGAACTCCTTATGCCTGCACAGTTAATGATGTTAGAGGCTCTCTTTCAACAGCTTCTTCCTCAGGCACCCCGACTTTCGATATTAATGAAGGTGGCGTATCTATTCTTTCTACAAAATTAACAATCGATGCTAATGAAAAAACTAGCACTACAGCTGCGACTCCCGTTGTTATTAGTGACTCTTCATTAGCAGATGATGCTGAAATTACTTTCGATATTGATACAGCTGGAACTGGGGCAACTGGCGCTAAAATAACAATGTATTTAACTAGGACTTAATTTATGCCTTATTTAGTAAATCCATATCTATTTGTTGATGTTTCTGTTACCTGGCGAGCAGGTGGATCATTATCTACTGGTAGAAACAACCATGTTGCAGGTGGAACATTATCTGCTAGCTTTGTTGCAACAGGCAGGGTTACTGGCGGTAGTAATACTACTTCTACCGAAGAATATAATGGTTCTAGCTTTTCAAGTGGAGGAGCCGTTTCAACTGCGGTAAGGGGGCTATCTGGATTTGGAACATTAACTGCTGGTGTAAAAGCTGCTGGTTGGACGGGCGCTGTTTCTAGTGATGTAACTGAAGAATATGACGGTACAAGCTGGAGCGGTGGCGGAACTTTAGCAACCGGCATTGCAAACCCCACAGGATTTGGAACATTGTCAGCAGGTGTTAGCACTGGAGGTAATGGAACAAACGCAACAGAAGAATATAATGGTACATCATGGAGTAGTGGCGGTGCATCATCATCTAATCATGAAAGTCCCGCTGGAGCAGGAACATTATCTGCTGGTCTTGTTATTGCTGGTGCTAGTGGCGCAAGAATTACAACATGTGAAGAATATAATGGTACAAGTTGGAGTAGTGGCGGCTCTATTACAACTGCAACTAGAGATCTTGGAGCATTTGGGACACAGACGGATTCTATTATGTTTGGGGGAAATGATACTGGTGGAGAATTAACTACAGCTGAATCTTACGATGGTAGTACTTGGTCTGGTATTGATTCTTTAGCTACAGCTAGAAGCGATACTTATGGATGTGGTAGCACTACAGCAGGGTTTGCTACAGCTGGTGGTGCCAGTTATTTAGCTTCAACGGAGGAGTATTCTTAATGAAAGTTTTTGAATTAAAAGAAAAAGTAATCTCTGGCTTAATTAGTCATGAGGATAAAGAGTCTTTAGGCTTATCTTTCCGATTATTTGTAGATAAGTTTTTGGTTGTAGAAGGTGAGAACGAAAATTCCTGGACGCCTAGTATTTCTTGCGACGAAGTATCTAAAGAATACGCGCAATCTGAATTGGATAAAAATACATATACAGATCCAGAAACCGGAGAAGTAGTAAATTTAATTATATGATTACATTAAATAAATACGCAAGCGATTCGCTACAAAGCATAAAGAATAGTAACTTCTTATCAGAAGAAGATTTCAACGCTATTCAAACCATGCAAGAAGAGCTTCAAGATACTTATGAGAAGCGTCAAATCTGGAGAACAGAAACAGAGATGATGGTTTCTGTTTTAAATAATGTTAAATTCCCTACTAAGGCATCTAAATATTGGCAAGCTGTTAAGGAGCAAGCTGTATTCTTTGAGAATCTTGCTACCCTAAGTTTCGAGTATCAACGCAATATATTACAAGTAAAACGCATTCTAAAGAAGTTGGAAACAACTGAAGATGAACTAGATAGAGAAGAATTAGAAATAGATTTAAAAGAAGCTGAGTTTAAGAAGAAGAATATGGAGATTGCAGCAAAAGACAGAATGAGAGAGCTTAAACTTTGGAGTAAAATAAAGGATGAATTAAACGATGGGAGTTTTGATGATAAGGATGTTAACAATCATCAATTAATAAGTTACGGACAAAGATTTATCAACGAGGCTTTACTTGCTGGAAACAATGGCAGCCCTTCTGAGAATAGAAATATACAAGGATTGGTACAAACAACTCTAAAGGCTTGTCAGGAAAAAGGTGTTATGGATAAGGTACTCGAAGGATTACCTGAGGAACATTTAAAGATTTTAGAGCGTTCAAACGTGCTAAAATCATTAGATAATTCTTGACTTTTAACACTATATATAGTAGTTTTTTCTTATAATTACTACTACATATAGTGTTAATGATTAAAAATAGTATTTTATATGAATCAAGAAACTCTACAAGAAAATTCAGCTGATTTAGCTATGGAGCAAGCGGTTACTCAGATGTTTGAAAACCAGGATACTCCTACGCAAGAATCTAAAGAAGAATCTGCAGAGGTAGAAGAAATAAATACTGAAGCTGAAGATGATAATATAGAGCCTCAAGAGACAGTAGGGGCTAATAATGATGAACAAGAGATAACTGATGTTGAGGAAAGTGACCTTGATAAAGAGCTTAGCGGCCATGTTAAGGAATTTAAAGATCTCGTCAAATCAGTAGAGGACCCTGAACTAAGAGAAAAGCTAATAAATGCAGGCAAGAAATCGCGTGCTGATTTAGATAGAAAGCGCTTAGAATTAGGCGAATCAAAAAAAATTATAGATGTTTTGGAAGATGCAATTCAAGCAAATAATCTTGGCTATTCTAAGCAACAATATGCTCAGATGGTTAAGAATTATGCAGATTTTGAAGCGCTGACTGCAAGAGATCCTAGACAGGCAATAGAGTTGTTAGCAAAACAAACTAATGTTGACCTAACAAACTTTGGTAAATCTACTGTTTCGGAAAGTGAAATTGATGATGAAGATTACAGAACTCCGGAAGAGATTAGATTATCAAATGAATTATCAGATATTAGAAATAAACTCGAATCATTTGAACAGCAAAAACAAAAAGAGCAGCAAATCTCAGCTAAGAAAGAAATAGAAAATTTCTCTCAAGCGAAAGATGCCAATGGAAATCTTAAGCATCCTTATTTTGATAGAGTAAGGCATAATATGGCCCTATTCTTCAATGATTCCAATCCTGATATGACGATGGAAAAAGCCTATCAAAAAGCTGTGCTTCTTGATGACGAGCTTGCGTCTGTTAGAGAGGAAGAGATCTTAAGAAAAGCTGAAGCAAAAAGACAAGCTGAAATACAGAAGGCTAAAAAATTAAAAAAACAGTCTTCTAAAGGCAGCTCTGTCAAAGCTTCAACTACTGATCCTGAGGCCGCTACTGAAGCTTTTATTAGAAGCTTGTATAGCTAAGAAATAATTTGAGTGAAACTAATATCTATTAAGACAATTTTTAATAGATAAGTAAAAATGACTAATCCAAACGTTTCACAAATTTTGACTACTACCTTGGATAATTACAAGGCTAGTATTACAGATAACGTTATCAATAATCACCCGCTTTTAGTTAAAATGCAGGAGAAAGGTAACATTATCAAAGAATCAGGTGGTGCTTCTTTCCAAGAAAAACTATCTTATGCATCTAACGGAACTGTTCAATTCCAAGGCGAGTATGATACTTTTGACACAACTGTTCAAGACGTATTAACTTCTGCTGAATTCTCTCAGAAAATCCTTACTGGTACAGTAACTATGTCTGGTAAAGAAATGAAGCAAAACGCAGGCGCTGAAAGAATCGTTCCTCTTCTTAAAAACAAAATGAAAGTTTTAGAAGCTTCTTTGAAAAACCAATTAGGTTCTTCAATTTACGCTGATGGAACTGGATCTGGTGGAAATGAAATCGGCGGTTTACAATCTTTAGTTGCTGATGATCCAACTACTGGTACTGTTGGTGGCATTAACAGAGCTAGCTACTCTTTCTGGCAGAACAAGTTGTATGACTTCTCTGTAGAAACAGTAACTCCTTCTGCTACTACTATCCAAAGCGCAATGAACACTCTTTACATTCGTTGCCAAGTACAATCAGGTGAATTACCAGATTTGATTGCAGCTGACGCTACTTACTTCGGATACTACGAAGATTCTCTTCAAACTATCCAAAGAATCACTGATGGTAAACTTGGTCAATTAGGCTTCGCTGTTGTTAAATACAAAGGCGCTGACGTATTCTACGATCCTGAGGCTCCATCTGCGCACATGTACTTTATCAATTCAGATCATATCTTCCTTAAATACTTAGGTGATTCATTATTTGAAACTGGTGAAACTACTCGTCCTGTTAACCAAGACGTGTATGTAACTCCACTTGTATTTACTGGAAACATGACAATTGATAACGCTCGTGTACACGGTGTAATGATTGCATAGGTTATTAACTAATAAATAAGGATTAAAGAAATGTCTGATTTTAAAAGCATTGAACAAACAGTTTATAGCCAAGCTATAGACGAAACTTCATCAACTGCTCAAGTTCAACTAGGAACTATTATTCGCGCTGTGGATAAAGCTTCTACTGACTATGGCGTTGGTGAGTTTATTTACTTAAAAGGCGTTGCTTCAACTGTTGTTGGTTCAACTGTTACTTATAACGCTGACGACTTCTCAACTGCCTTAGCTGTTGCTGATGCTGTTGGACCAGTTGCTTTTGCAATGTCTGCAAACGTTGCCGACCAGTATGGTTGGTATCAAATCAGTGGTAAAGCTGTAGGTAAAGTACTTGCCAGCTTCGCTGATAATGCTGATTGCTACCTAACTGCAACTGCCGGCTCTATTGATGATGCTGACGTTGCTGGTGATTACATCAGAAGATGTAAAGGTGCGTCTGCAATTGACACTCCTTCAACTGGACTTGCTGAGTTAGAAATCGCTCGTCCTGAAGTTGCTGATGGCAAAGATAACTAATCTTTAGCTATTCACTGGGAGGGGGGAGAAATCTCCTCTCCTTTTAATAATAACAAATTAAATAAATAAGACTATGACAGAAAAACTAGTGTTAGATATAACAAATCCTCAGGAACAATTGGCAATTTATGGTAAGCAAAGAGTAGGCTTTTATGATGGCTTTAAGAATGGTGAACCACGCTTATACATATATATTGAATCAGGTGAGGATAGATATTCTGTTGTAAGAAGAAGATCTGGTGAAAGAAAAGTTCCAGATAGTTATGGTGATAAAGTAGCTGTAGATGAAAAAACATTATTCAAAAGAGCTTATGACAAGTATGTAGCTTTTAAAGCTGTTAATGGCGTTGAGCAAGAGCCTGCTGTCAAAAAAGTAAAAGAAGCCCCAGCAGAAAAACCAACCATTGAAGAAGCTACTATTGAAATCAAAGATTCTGAAGAAAAAAGAAGTGCTGCTGAGCTAAAAGCTGAGCTAGATAAGCTTGGAATTGAATATAAAGGAAATGCCTCAAAAGCATCTTTAATAGAATTATTAAATAAATTTAAAGAGGAATAAATATAAGTGACTCTGCTATCAATTGCACAAGACATTTTAAAAGAAACCAAGAGCTCTAGTGTACCAAGCACTATTATTGGTAATAACGAAGATTCTGCTAAGCAGGTTTTACAAGCTATAACAATAGCTATCACTAATTTGTCTAGATCATTTGATTGGCAAGAGTTACAAAAAGAACACACGTTTTCTAGTGTTGCCTCAACTGCCACATATGCCCTACCGAGTGATTTCGATAGATTTATTGATAATACTTTTTGGAATACAACACAACAAAGAAACGTTATTGGCGCTATGACTCCTGAAGAATGGAGAATATTAAATAACGCCACAATCACTGGAGCAACAGTTAATGACTACTTTAGAATAAGGCAGGATTTAATTGTTTTATACCCTACTCCATCAGCTGTAGAAAGCTTCATTTTTGAATATATTTCTAATGAAATTGTAGAAGATAGTGGTGGAACTGGCCAAACAGGATGGCAAGCTGATACTGATGTTCCTGTTATTGACGATTACATATTAAGATTAGATGCGACTTGGAGGCTGCTTGCTATGCAAGGGCGTCCTTATGCGGAAAAGCAGAGGGAGCTAGATTTAGCCTTGGCAGAACGAGTCTCAATTAATGGTGCTAACAAAACTATTACACATGTGAGAAGATCTACCTTTGATAAATCTAGAATTGGTTATCCAACTCTAGTTACAACTTCATAGTGGTAGTATTTACAAGACGAGATTATTTAGGTTTAGAGCAAGAAAGAAGTGGTCAGGCTGCAAGAGTCAATGTTTCCTCACCTTCTGGAGGTTTGAATACTAGAGACGCAGAAAGCCAGATGGAGGCAACAGATGCTGTATTA